AGTGGGCGATGTATGCCTCAATCGGTGCAAGCTTCGGAATACGCGGAATAAAAGGATTTAAGAAATGAATAAAGACAAATTACGCGAAGAAATCGCTGAAGATGAGGGGTGCAAATACGAGATTTATTTGGACCACCTTGGACTGCCAACGTGCGGTATCGGTCATCTCATAACTGAGGTTGACGAGGAGCATGGTAAAGCTGTAGGCACTGTCGTTGAGCAAGAACGAGTCAAACAACTATTTACTTTAGACATGGCAGTGACCATTGATGAGTGCAAAGTATTGTACCCAGACTTTGATGACCTACCAGAGGAATGCCAGCATATCATTGCAAACATGATGTTCAATATGGGCAGGCCCAGACTCAGCAAGTTCAAGGGCATGAAAGCTGGTGTGGACGCTAGAGATTGGAGCGCCGCAGCAGACGAAATGGTTGACTCTAAGTGGTATACTCAGGTGCCAAACCGTGCACGGCGTTTAGTCGATAGAATGAGAGCTCTTGCAGAAACAGACTGATGTGTTATAAGAACACATAAGACTTAATGCGGAGTTATCAGAGTGGATGAGGTTTACTTTGCGGAAGCCGTTTTTCGCATAATAAAAGAGCGGCGGCAGGCTATTTACGATTTGTTGATCTATGACAACGTGAATAGTTTAGAGCAATATCGTGAGCTCATGGGCAACTTAAAAGCCCTAGATCATGTGGAACAGGAACTCAAGAGCCTGCTAGATAAACAGGAGCAAAGCAATGGTTGACTTGGAAGCCGCATCAGAGGGTGTGGCAAATCTCGCAGAAGCTTACAAAGAGCCAAGCGATAGAGTATTAGACCCCGAAGCTATTGGGGGTTCTCTCCTAGAAAGAATGCCCGACCCGACAGGGTGGAGGATTTTGGTCTTGCCGTACAGGGGTAAGGGTAAAACCGACGGTGGCATTTATCTACCGGATACAGTGGTTCAAGAACAAACCGTATCTACACAGGTAGGTTACGTCCTAAAGGTAGGATCTTTGGCCTATAAGGACGCAGAAAAGTTTCCCACAGGATCTTGGTGTGAACAGGGTGATTGGGTGATGTTCGCTCGTTACTCAGGATCACGCTTTAAAATCGACGGTGGGGAAGTTCGTATTCTCAATGATGATGAGATACTGGCAAAAATAAAAGAACCCGAAGATATACTTCATTTCTAGGAGCTATAAATGGCAGAAGAAAAGCAACAGATTGAGTTAGATCTGGAAGATGAACAAGATACTGAAGTTGAGCTTGAGGCCACGAAAGAAGAAGAGCCGCAAGCAGAGGCTGCAACAGAGGATCAGTTTGAAAAAGCTGAGACCAATACTCAAAAACGTATTGATCGTTTGACAAAGAAAATGCGTGAAGCAGAGCGTCAGAAAGAAGAGGCTCTTCGGTACGCACAAGGTGTTCAGGCAGAGGCCGCACAGCTTAAAGAACGCATGAACGCGATGGATACGAATTATGTTAACGAATACAGCAATCGTGTTACCAGCGAGATGGGCACTGCCGAAGGTGAACTGGCTCGTGCTATTGAAATAGGTGACACAAACGGTGTTGTAGAAGCGCAGCGTAAGATTACTAGGCTTGCAATAGAGAACGACAGAGCCGAGCAGGCAAAGGCTCAACAGCAGCGTTACGCACAGCAAACGCAGGCTCAAGCACAGGCTCAAGTTCAACAGCCCATGCCGCAGCAACAGCCACGTCGTCCTGACCCAAAAGCAGAAAGCTGGGCACAACGGAATGAGTGGTTTGGCACGGATGAGGCCATGACATATGCCGCTTTTGGTGTTCACAAAAAACTTGTCGAAAATGAAGGGTTTGACCCGCAGAGCGATGAGTACTATAGTGAGTTAGACAAGCGTATGCAGAGCGAGTTTCCGCATAAGCTTAAAAACGGGGAAAGCAGACGGCCCGCTCAGACGGTTGCTTCCGTATCCCGGTCATCTTCTGGGCGCAGTAGTGGGAAAAAGGTTAGACTCACCCCTAGCCAAGTCGCAATAGCGAAGAAATTGGGTGTGCCGCTTGAAGAATACGCGAAATACGTGAAGGAGTAAGTTGATGTCAGAAGAACAAAAAGAAATGTTTGAAGGCGGAATTAAACGTACTTCTCGCGCAAACCAAACTAGGGAGAAGACGGCGCAGCGTAAGCCGTGGGCTCCCCCGTCTATGTTGGACGCACCGCCTGCACCGGATGGTTATAAGCATCGTTGGATCAGGGCTGAAACCCGTGGTTTTGACGATACTAAAAACATTAGCGCAAAGATGCGCGAGGGTTATGAGCTTGTCCGTAGGGATGAGTATCCTGACTTTGAGGCCCCGGTAATCGACTCAGGTAAATATGAAGGTGTGTTTGGAGTAGGTGGTTTGATTCTCGCTCGTATTCCAGATGAAACTGTGGCGGAAAGGACAGCATACTTCAATTCAAGAAGCGCTGACCAGATGCAAGCAGTAGATCAGGACATGATGAGGGAGAATGCACATTCGACTATGACGATCAATAAACCAGATCGTCAATCTCGTGTAACTTTTGGTGGTCCTCAGAAATGACGACTACCTCTTTGTCAAATAGGAGTTTCTAATGGCAAACACACTTACTGGTGGTTTTGGCCTTCGTCCTATTGGTAAAACGGGCGGTAATCCTAATAACAACGCTACGACGATGTATGAGATTGCCAGCAACTACACTACTGCTATCTATAATGGTGGAATTGTTATTCCATTGGCCTCTGGAACTATTGCGATCTCTGATCAAGCTGTAGCTCCTTTGGGCGTTTTAGGTGGCGTTGAGTACGTTGACTCCGTAACCGGTAAGACTACCCACCTTAATTATTGGCCGGGTTCAAATGCGGTAAGCGTTGACACGAACCATCCTGTCAAAGCTTATGTGTATGATGATCCAATGCAGCTATATGTTGTAGTGGCAGATGGCACAAATACCGACCGGGCAACTGCCTTGGCGGATGTTTTTGCTAACTGTGACATGGCGAGTGTTAACAACGGTAGCACAAATACAGGTAAGTCTTCTGACATGCTTGATATCAGCACCGCTGCGACAACCGCAGGCTTGGATGTTCGTATTGTTGGCCTCTACGAAGAGGAAGGCAATACAGACTATTCAGCCGTTGGTCATCAGTACATCGTTCGTTTGAACGCACCTTTCAACTCAGGCTTTGCTGCTGCCGTAGGCACCGCAGCGAACACCGGCATATAGGAGGCTAGGAAATGGCTATTTCAAGAGCACAACTAGCTAAAGAGCTAGAACCCGGTCTAAATGCACTTTTTGGGCTTGAGTATGATCGTTATGAAAACGAACATGCTGAAATCTTTGCAGAAGAGTCTTCAGATCGTTCCTTTGAAGAAGAAGTGATGCTTGGGGGTTTCTCAACAGCACCGACTAAAGAAGAAGGCGCAGCCATCTCTTTTGACGATGCTCAAGAGACATTCACAGCACGGTACACACACGAGACAATCGCTTTGGCGTTCTCAATTACTGAGGAAGCCATTGAGGATAATCTGTATGACCGTCTGGCATCTCGCTACACCAAGGCTCTGGCCCGTTCAATGGCCCAGACCAAGCAGATTAAAGCTGCGGCTATTCTGAACAATGCGTTCAGCACAGGCGCTTCTGCAATCGGCGATGGTGCAGCACTTTGCTCTTCATCACACCCATCTCTCTCAGGTAACCAGCGTAACTTGCTGTCAACCGCTTCTGACTTGAATGAAACTTCACTTGAGCAGATGTTGATTGATATCGCCGGTTTGACTGATGAGCGTGGTCTCAAGATTGCAGTTCGTGGAATGAAGCTTATCATTCCAAAAGAGTTGCAGTTCATTGCAGAGCGTGTGATTAACTCAAACTTGCGTTCAGCAACGGCTGATAACGACGCAAACGCTATCAAGAACATGGGTATGCTGCCTGAAGGTGCAGTCGTAAACCATTTCTTGACAGATACGGATGCGTTCTTCATCAAGACCGATGCTCCAAACGGTTTCAAATACTTCAACCGTTCTCCAATCAAAACTGCAATGGAAGGTGACTTTGACACCGGCAACATGCGGTTTAAGGCCCGTGAGCGTTACAGCTTCGGTGTTTCTGATTGGCGTTGTGTGTTTGGCACACCGGGCGCAGCGTAACAACCTCTTTTCCCGTAGAGGTTTTAAAAGGGCGGCTTCACAGTCGCCCTTTTTTGTTGTATGGTTATTTCATCCTGACAGCCCACAGGGGGCTGACACTAGCCAAGACAGGAGAAACTCATGGCTACTACCACTTTTTCGGGTTCCGTCCGTTCAAAGGCCGGGTTTAACGTAATTAATGAAAACTCTGCTACCGGAGCCGTCACAGAAACCGGATTTTCCATAAATTCAACGGGTCAGTTGATTTCGTTGGGAGCAAGAAAAATCCAGACTTTCGTAGGATCATTGGCAGACACAGACACCAGTTCAGCGTATGCTGACGGTGATGTTCTAGTAGAACTGGGCACCCTTAATACAGATCATCCTGATGAGCTTGTAACGGCGTCAAAATTCTTCATTCACAAAGCCGTGATCGGTATCACCACTGCTGCTGGGCAGACTTTGGTTGGATCTTTGCAGTTGAGTGCTACAAGTGGCACCGCAACTAACGCGGCAGTATCGTCAGGCACAGAGATTGTCGGAGCCGGTGTAACAGCCTTTTCACCGACATTGTCTGCTGCGTTATCCGTGACTGAGGTTGATATTAACTTTAACAACTCAGCCGGTAATTATCATGTGTTTGAGCCAAATGTTACTGCTCCGATTGCAAGTAAGCATTTGTACGCTGCGGCCACAACCACGCTAAACGCAGACGCAACAGCAGGTAGATTTACGGTTGAACTAGAATACTCAGTATTCTAAGGAGGCTGAAATGGCAGGATCAGACGTAAAAGCCGTGACTATCACAGCGGATACTGTTGCAGCAGACGATGACGGTATTTCGGCTAACGCTTCTGTGGGAAACAATGCGGCTCTAACCATAGGCGGGGCTTTGGCAGACAGTGGCTCTGTAACTCTTTCTCATGCGAGAAAGATTACAGTTACCTCTGCTGGTGATGATAGTAGTAAAGCGTTCACTATCGTTGGCACAGATGTAAATGGGGATTCTCAAACAGAGACCCTTACAGGTGCTAATGCCGGTGTTGCTACTAGCTCAAATTTCTTTCTTACAATAGCGTCCATAACTGCGGTAGGTAACCCTGCGGGTAACGTGAAAGCGGGTATTAGCGCGGATGCTGCGGATGTTGTTTTTGCAGGGAGAACACGATTAAAAGGTACTTTTCTATCAAGCACTGCTACAGCAGGCACGATTGACTTTTTGACAAGTTCCCCGTCAGGGACAAGTCAATTTAAGTTACGTTCAATCGCATCTGCTACGGCTACCCGTGACGTAACCATCCCAGAAGACGGCGTTTTGTTTGAGAGTGGATTGTTTATACAGTATACGGTTTCAACATTTTTGTTGATGACGGTATTTCACGCGTAGGTGAAAAATGGCTCCTCGTAAAGCTACGATGCCAAAAAGAAACAAAAAGAATTTCCGCCCCACAGAAAAAGGGGCGGGAATGACTAAGGCCGGGGTGGCGGCTTATAGAAAGGCTAATCCGGGCAGTAAATTAAAGACGGCTGTTACAGGGAAAGTTAAGAAGGGGTCTAAAGATGCAAAGCGTCGTGCATCTTATTGTAGCCGATCAAAAGGTCAGATGAAGATGCACAACATAAATTGTAAGAAGACTCCTAAAAAGCGTATTTGTGCAGCACGTAGAAGGTGGAAATGTTAGATGAAAGCCGATGATGTTTTAAAACTTCTGGAAAAGCACGAAGAGGAGTGCAATGGCCGGTATGCTCAGATACAGAAACAACTAGATAAGTTGGATCAAAGACTTTGGGGAATAGCCGGACTAATTGTTGCAGCCGCAGTCGTGCAGAAAGTGTTTTAGATGACCAGTGCAGTAAGAATAGGGGCCGCGGCCTGTCCTGTGCCGAAACGCGCTACAAATAGCGCTGTTCGCATGAAAAAAGGAGGGAAGGTGAAAAGTGGTGGTAAGATTTGCCCCGAAGGCAAGGCTTGGGCTAAACGCACCTTTGACACGTACCCGTCAGCGTATGCAAACTTGGCCGCTTCAAAATACTGTAAAGACCCAAACTACGCCAAAAAGTCAAAAGGTGGTAAGAGGAAGGGCCGATAAATGTTAACAGGAAGAGCCAAGACTCAAGTCAAAAAGGTGGCTAAAAAGCTACGCAAAGCGTCTAAAGCTCACGCGGGTCAGGCACGTACACTATCTAAGTTGGTAAAAAACGGTAAACGGAAGTCGTAATGGGCCAGCTAAAACAGTGGTTGAAACAAGATTGGGTAAGGATTGGATCTGATGGCTCTATCAAAGGCCCATGTGGTACTTCAAAAGATAAGAAAAACCCTGATCGTTGCTTGCCTAGATCTAAAGCTAATAGTTTATCCAAAAGTGAACGCGCTACAACAGCGCGTAAAAAGAAAAAAGCAGGCGCTAAAGGAAAGACTACAGTCGCTAATACAAAAGCTGCAAAGGTAACAGGTTTAAAGAATGGTGGGGCCGTGACAAAGCCCAAACGACCATTTAAAGGTAAAAGAATTGCGGGGACCGCAGTAGCACGATGTTGTGGTGCTGTAATGGCTAACCGTAGGAAGAGAACCAAGGGTTCTGTAAGCCAAGCATAGGAGCGAAAAATGGCAAAAGAATTTATGACAATGGATGAATATGCATCTAGCCTTGTAGGTAACGTAGCACCTACCATGAAGAAAAAAGGTATGGCCAAGGGCGGTAAAGTCCAAAAGATGGCTGCCGGTGGACCTGCGAAGAAGAAGGGCTATGCTAAAGGCGGTAAAGTCCAAAAGATGGCCAACGGCGGCATGATGAAGAAAAAAGGTTACGCTAAAGGTGGCAAGGTTCAAAAGATGGCCAACGGCGGCATGATGAAGAAGAAGGGTATGGCCAAGGGCGGCAAGGTATAAGACCTTGCCCTACCTTCAAAGTAATATTCCGCACTTCAAGTGTTGGGTGCGGAGAGAGTATACGTGTAACCATTCTGATTATCATGGCGAGTTTCTTCACGCTATGGCGATTGCGGTTACTACGATGCCCAGCCGGTGTTTAAGTTTCCAGATGATATTCACCGGCTGTGAGACTGATGGCACGGATCAGCAGAACGTGCACGGGGGAGCGATGTGGGCCAGAATGCCCATAACTGCGCTTGTTGGAGACACGCCTTTTGAAGAGTGGCCAGAACCTATGCCTGTCCATTTGGCGCAACCTTGGGACTGTATGTCCCATACACACGCAGTTTATCGTTTAGATCGCGCTCATCCGTGCCCTTGGATTGCCAAAATAGGGCCTGAGTTTTATCCGGCCAAATACTATTTTACGGTGGACTATACGGAGAGTGAGATCGCTGATGACCCGGCGCAGCATAAGCAGAGTCACGTTTTAGAGCTTTTGGATGCTGGTCCGTACACGGGTAATATCGTCGCTTTGCCTAATAATCGTGTCCGAGTTACACACCCTGCATGGTTTGAGACCGGACAAGGTGCGCCTGATTTCTTGCCGTCCCAGCATATACACTATTCAAAATCAGATTTAGACTATACAATGGACGTAAATCAGATATTCGACAATTTGTATGCGAAAGATAAGTAATGGCTGTTTCCGGAAGCGTAGACTTTGAATTAGACGTATCAGATTATGTGGAGGAAGCTTTTGAGCGTTGTGGCTTAGAGGTTAAAACAGGATACGATCTTGTAACTGCCAGAAGATCTTTGAATATAATGCTGGCAGAGTGGGCTAACCGTGGTCTTAACCAGTGGACAATCACACAACGCACACAAGCTTTAACCTCTGGGACAAGAACATACGCTCTATCCGCGGATGTAATTGATATATTAAGCGCCGTTGTAACCCGTAGCAGCACTGACTTTTCTTTAACAAGAGTTAGCCGTGACGATGATTTAAACATCCCAAACAAAGCTACTACTGGCAGACCCACGCAGTTCTTCTTGGATAGACAAGTAACACCAAGTCTACGTTTATGGCCGACCCCAGAAAACAGCACAGATGTTGTTGTTTATAACGCTTTGACACGCATAGATGATGCAGACACAGCCATAAACACATTAGATGTACCTTTTAGATTTTATCCGTGTTTGGCTGCCGGTCTGGCTTATTACTTATCTATTAAAAGAGCTCCTAATCGAACTCAAATGCTTAAAGCCATGTACGAGGAAGAGTTTGAAAGAGCTATGGGTGAGGATAGAGACCGGTCTAGCTTTACGGTAACGCCAGAGTACGCATACTTTAGGACAAACTAATGCCTAGATACGCTACAGGAAAAAATTCTTACGCTATTTCAGATAGATCTGGGATGAAGTATCGTTATAAAGACATGCGTAAAGAATGGAATGGGGCCTTAGTTGGAAAAGATGAGTTTGAAAGAAAACATCCTCAATTAGGTCCATTCAGAAAAATATATGACCCACAAACTTTAAAAGAAGCACGTCCTGACACTAATAATATTTTTAACACGACAGTAAAATTCCCTATATTTAGTACTGTAGATATAGAGTACAAACGAGTACCACAAGCAGAGGCTGTATTGGGAACTGTGACAGTGAGCGTAACATGAGCTTTACATACACTACATTAAAGTCTGCGATAAAAGACTATACAGAAAACCAAGAGACTACTTTTGTCTCTCACCTTGTTGATTTTATTAAAGCAGCCGAAGAACGTATATTTAAAAGCGTTGATTTGGAATTTTTTCGTAAAAATGCGACTGGAACCACAACTTCCGGAAACCAGTTTTTAGCGGTGCCCGATGATTATTTGGCTTCGTTCAGTTTATCCTTAGAAAGCTCTAGTAATAAAACCTTTTTGTTAATCAAAGATGTTAACTTCTTACAGGAGTATAATCCAAATTCAGCTACCACCGGTCTTCCTAAATATTATGGTGTGTACGATTATCAAAATTTTTTATTAGCTCCCACTCCAGATGCTGATTACACAGCGGAGCTTCATTATTATTATAGGCCAACAAGTTTAACTCAAAGTCAGTTTTTACTAACGGTTAGCAGCGTAAGCGGGACTTTTGTAGCAGGAGAAACAATTACGGGTGGGACCAGCGGTGCAAATACAACAATAGCATCTATTGCTAGCGCTACGACTTTTAACATTGTTATACCAAGCACAGATTTAACTGTGGGAGAAACAGTCACTGGGGCAACCAGTGGGGCTACGGGAACGGTAGTTTCTACTTCGGCAGACGCTACTACGACCTTTTTAAGTGTTAATGCCCCTAACGCTTTACTATATGGCAGTTTGATTGAAGCATATACTTATATGAAGGGTGAAGCTGACGTTATGAAAATGTACAGTGAGCGCTTTGTAGAGTCTTTGGTTAGATTGAAGGATCTTGGGGAAGCTAGAGAAAACGATGATGCAAACAGACAGGGGCTACCAAGAAGGGCCCGTACATGAAAGTTGCCATCGTTGGCTTGGGCGGCAGTTATGCCGACTACATAGCCGCAAGAGTTGCCTCGCAAACTTTTGATGAAGTTTGGGGCATTAATTGTATCGGAGGTATTATACACGTCGATAAGACGTTTATGATGGACCCCGTTTCTCGTTTTTTAGATACTGAAAACGCTGGTTCTCAAACCGGAATAGCTAGAGAGTTTTTACGTAAAAATAAGAACCCAATATACTCGTGCCAAGAACATAGTGATTTTCCAGCCATAAAACTCTACCCGCTTGAAAAAGTTGTAAAATCAACAGGTTACTGTTACTTTAACAATACAGTGGCCTACGCGGTAGCATATGCTATTTGGAAAAAAGCAACAAAGATTTGTCTGTACGGTATTGATTTTACATATAAAAACGTAAACATGGCTGAGTCAGGAAGAGCTTGTGTAGAGTTTTGGTGTGCTATTGCCGCGTCAAAAGGCATAAAACTGGAGATAGCTCATCGTTCCGGGTTGTTAGACACAAATGTCCCAGATAATGAAAAACTTTATGGCTACCATAGGTTAGATGACCCTCTAGTTCAAACAATCGAAGGGGGCAACATATTAATAACAAAGCAGTCTGATATAAGACCGCCAGAACCGGTAGAATCAAATCCGGTTATTTTTGGGAGACATGATCATGTTTGAGGTTAACGTAGCATCCGTAGGGTCTGTTAAGATAGTATCCTCTGATAACGGTGGTTTATCTAACGACCAAATAGCTGATATGGCAGCCGATAAGATAATATATATATCCGATGAAGCCCCTGAACCAATTAGATTGCAGGCAGAAGCTTTTAAGGATCGTGTTAGAAATTTAGTGCAATATTATGTAGAGTTGGCTAGAAAAGAAGAACGTGCTACAATTTGTGCGAAGGTCCGTGAAGCGGGTCAACATCAACTAGCTGACGCTATAGGGAGACTATGATGGCAATAGCACAAGCAATGTGTACCGCATTCAAACAAGAGTTGATGTTGGGCACACACAATTTCGCAACGAATGGCAACGCCTTTAAGCTAGCTCTATATGCAGAGGGTAGCGGCGGCAAGTCCAGCACTACTGCTACTTTGGGGGCTACAACTACTGCATTTACCACAACAGGTGAGGTAGCTTCTAGCGGTTCATATGCAACTGGGGGTGGCACACTTACAAAAGTCGCGCCGACTACGTCCGGCACTACGGCATTTACCGATTTTGCAGATCTTAGCTTTACCACAGCAACGATCACTGCAATGGGTGCTTTAATATACAACAGCACCAACAGCAACAAAGCTGTGGCTGTGTTGGATTTTACATCTAATAAAACTTCAACATCCGGCACCTTTACCATTCAGTTCCCAACAGCCGATGCAAGTAACGCTATTATTCGTATAGCGTAATGGAGTGACACGGTGACTATATCGGGATGGGGTAGAGGCACTTGGGGCGAAGGTGCTTGGAACCAAGCCATACCCATCTCTGTCACGGGTGTGTCGGCTACAGCCTCCGCTGGCACTGTAACACCAGTAGGATCTGCTCTGCATGCACCCACGGGAGTAGCAGCCACCGGAGCCGTAGGAAACCCAGCCTTAATAGGCACAGCCCTTTTCTCAATCACAGGTGTAGCAGGAACTTCTGCTCTTGGCGATGAACAGACCAACGCCGGAGCAAGGGTGATAGGTGTTGGTGCTGTAGCCACAGTAAGTCTGGGTGAGGAGGGCGTTAGTGGAGCTTCACTTTTGTCCCTTACAGGGGTAGAAGGAACGGCTGCACTAAGCACCGGAACGGTTACTTTCCCACTATCAATAGGAGTTTTTCCAACAGGGGTTACAGCGACGGGAAATACTGGTATAGTCCTTATTTATACAGAGATTGTAGCAGCGCAAATTCCAAATTGGGGTGTTGTAACAGGGGCTACGACAAATTGGGGCGACGTAGCGCCGTCACAGACGCCCTCTTGGACGGATCAGGCGGCATAGGAGCAGTATATGGCAAGCTCGTTTAGCACAAACCTTGGCATAGAGAAACCAGCTACGGGGGAATTATCTGGCAGTTGGGGCGATGTCACCAACTTTAATTTTGACATATTTGATAGAATAACAGGTGCTACTGACTTAACCGCTTCTGACCTGACTACAGACTTGACCGTAAGGTTAGATTCTCCGACCTCTGGCTCCAGTAATGTTCAAACTGGCATGTTTTCTGTAATTAATTTAAAAGATAGTGGCTCTGATCTTGGTGGCACAAACGTGGTCACGATTGCACCAAATACTACAAGTAAGTTTTTTATCATAAAAAATTCTTTGTCTGGTAGCAGAGCAGCCACTATAAAACAAGGATCAGGAGCTACAGTGTCCATACCAAATGGTACATCTGACATTGTGTTCTGTGATGGTGCAGGATCAGGGGCGGCAGTCACTGGACTTGCTACATCTTTTAACGTAGGCAGTAGTGCAGAGGTCGCTGGTACAGCTACTGCTTTAGCCATAGCTTTAGGATAGGAGTTAAAAATGGCAGATGATGCTTCCGTAACCGTTCAAGCAACGGTTTTGCCGGATGAGATCGCAAAGACTATTTCAGGTAGCATGACAATCTCACCGTCTGATGCAAATGAT